CCAAAGACGGTATGGAAATAACCGAACCAGAAGCAGCGAAACGATTACATAAATTTGACGTAACAACGTCAGATGTGGAATCTAACAACGGTGGAAGGGGTTACGCACGAAACGTAGAAAACATCCTTAGAAATAAGCATAGAAACTACAGATGTATGATTACTCCATTCCATCAAAGTAAAAACAAAATAGCACGTATCATAAGTAACTCAACTGTTGTTATGAATCACGTGTATTTTCCAGACGATTGGAAAGAAAGATTTCCAGAATTTCATCGAGACCTTACTCGTTACCAGAGACAAGGTAAAAACACACATGATGACTGTGCGGATGCTATCACTGGTGTTGTAGAGAAGATGGGAGCTGGTTCGTTATTTGATTTTAATTAGAGAGGGGGATGTTATAAATTAAATGTTTGAGTTATTTCCCAAAATGCGTGAAAAATTAGTAAATATCCTTAAGCTCGGAAAAAGTACCGAGATGTCTGAATTGGAATTTATAGCTGCTGAAATAGGAAGATGGAAGATCTCACCTAAAAGATTAGAATCATTAACAGCTTATAGATACCATCATGGTGATCACGACATTCTTAGAAAGAGAAGAACCGCTATAGGTCAAGATGGTAAGTTGATTGAAGTAGAAAACTTACCTAACAATATTAGAATTGATAATGTATATGGAAGATGCGTTGACCAAAAGACAGATTATTTTGTTGGTTCACCTATTACATTCAAATCTGATAATGAAGCCTATAATAAGGCTGCTAGAAAGGTGTTTGGTAAGAAGTTCAACAAATTGCTCAAGAATGTTTGTAAAGACTCTTTAAACAGCGGAAAATCGTGGATTTTCCCATATATCAATGAAACTGGAGAGTTGAAGTTCAAACAATTCTATGATTATGAGATTCTACCATTCTGGAAAGATAAAGAACACACTAACTTAGAGATGGCTGTTAGATTGTATCAAGTAGATGTTTATGAAGGTTCTAGTTTAACAACTATTGAGAAAGTTGAGATATACAGAAAAGATGGTATTTATAGATACATCTATAACGGTACTTTGATTCCAGATTCTGATCCAATGTATTCACAATACTCACCATACATCACTCTTACTTATAAACTTGACAGCGGTGAGGTTGAGCAAAGAGCGTATGGTTGGAATAGAGTGCCATTGGTATGTTTCAAATACAATTCATCTGAACAATCATTACTTCATAGAACTAAATCATTACAAGATGGTGTCAACCAAATCTTATCTGACTTTAATGATAACGTTCAAGAAAACGCTAGAAACACTATTCTGGTACTTGAAAACTACGATGGTCAGAACTTAGGTGAATTTAGACAGAATTTGGCTACTTACGGAGCTGTTAAAGTAAAGACTGTAGATGGTAACCGAGGTGGACTTGATACACTTACTGTAGAGGTAAAACCAGATACATATAAATCTATTCTATCTATATTTAAGAGAGCGTTGTTACAAAATGCTAAAGCATACGATGATGAAGATGCTAACGGATTGGGTGAACAAAACTCATTAAGTATCTTATCTGGTTACACACAACTTGATTTAGATTGTAACGAGATGGAAACCGAGTATCAAGAGAGCATGGAAAACCTTATGTGGTTTGTAGACATGTATCTTAACAATAAAGGCGAAGGTAACTTTATTGAAGATGAAATGATTATTATCTTTGATAGAGATTTACACCTTGACGAGAGTGCAATCATTAACAACTGTAGAAATAGTGTAGGAATCATTAGTAAGCGAACAATCGTTAGTCAACATCCTTGGGTAGTAGATGCGGATGCTGAAATGAAGCAGCTTGAGGAAGAAGAAAAAGCTGAAATGGAAGCTGCTGATCCATATGCGATTAAATCTAAAGATAAAAAGATTGTAGAAGAAGCTCAAAAAGACAATGCCAATAAAAGACCATCTACCATAGGTTAAAGGAGTAACTTATGAGAGATAAAGTGTTTGAAGATATTTTTGATCTTGTAGATGAGTTTAAAGCTGAAACGATTCAAGAGCTTGAAGAAGAATATGAAGAAGTTCAAGAAGAATTGTTATTCTGGTTGATGCTATTTAGTGTAGATGAAAAACTAGATTGGGTTGAGATGAAACAGAATTTAACAGATTCTCAACTAAATAGACTCAAGAGATACTTGGGTGACAAGGTAGAGGATAGAGTTAGAATTAAAAGGATTGATACAATTAATCTAATTCTTGAAACTAAGATAAAAGAGATTAATGACTTATATGCCGAAAAGATGAAGGATTTCAGCATGAAAGTCTATGAAGAAACATATTACCAAACTACATATGATGTTCAAGATGAAAAGAAATCATATTGGGTTGTTCCAGCAGTTGTTGCAGCTGAAGTACTTAAAAAGTTATTAAAGCCTTGGACTGCTGATGGAATTAATTTCGTAGATAGAATTGACATAAAAGGTAATCAATTAATTGATACAGTTAAAAAAGAGATAACTCAAGCGATTCTAAGAGGTGAATCTCCAGATAGAATTACGAGTGCTATTTCTAAACGATTTAATATAAATGTCAATTCTGCTAAGAATCTAATAAATACAGAATCAACGAGAGTTGTATCTGAAGCATCGTTTGATGCGATGAAAGATGACATGGTTAGAGAGTATGAGTATCGTGCTATTCTCGATAACCGAACATCTGATATATGCCGAAGTATGAATGGAAGGCGATTTAAAATCACAGAGTTTGAGATCGGAGTTACCGCTCCACCTCTACACTCACATTGTAGATCGTTTATAAAGTGGGATACACCTAATGCTGGTGAATCTAACTCAAATATAAATTCATTCATGGATTGGCATGAAAAATACGTTCAAGAACGTGAAAAGGAGTAATTATGAAAGTTATTAAGGTAAATCTTCCACGAGACCTTAAATACGTGAATATACACGTTTTAAGCGATTGGCATTTGGGAGATGCAAATTGCAAGTTAGATGATATAAAAGAAATTATTAAATCAATAGCAAACAATAAAAACTCATACGCACTTATTAATGGTGACTTAATTAATAATGCTATTAAGAGTAGTGTGAGTGACATATATAGTGAAAAGCTCAGTCCTATGGAACAAATAGACATGGCGTATGAGTTACTATCTCCTATTAAACACAAGATTTTAGGAGTAACATCTGGAAATCATGAGAATCGAAGCTATAAAGATAGTGGTGTAGATTTAACTGCGTTTCTAGCGACTAAATTGGGTGTTGTAGATAAATACGATCCGATTGCTACAGCAATATACCTTCGAGTAGGTGAACAGAATAAGAAAGCAACTGGTAAGCCAGATGTTAAACGACAAATCTGTTACAAGATTTATATGACACATGGTGCTAACAGTGGTCGAACTGAAGGGTCTAAAGTAAACGCTTTAGTTAGATTACAAAGTGTTATAGATGCTGACATTTATATTCACAGCCACACACATCAAGGTGCAGTCCTAAAGAGTGTACGACTTAAAATGGATGATCGCAATAGTGCGGTTAGTGAAGAAGAAGTATTGTTCGTAAATAGTGCAGCACAATTAAGTTATGGTGGATACGGTGAAAAATTCAGTTTTAAGCCGACTTCTACTAAACAACCAGTAATTCACCTAAGCGGTGAGAAAAAGCTGTTTGAAGCCACATTATAGGAGTTATACATGGAAAATAAAGATGCAGTAAACCATCCAAGTCATTATACGGATGGAAAGATTGAAGTAATTGATTTTATAGAAGATAAAAACCTTAATTATCATAGAGGAAATGCAGTTAAATATATCAGTCGAGCTGGTAAAAAACATAAAGATACTGAAGTAGAAGATTTAAAGAAAGCTATTTGGTATCTCAATCGAGAGATTGAAAGAATTAGTAATTAGCACTTTGGTGCTTATTATATGTCTTCTGATTAGCAGACGTAAAAGAGATAATCAACTTCTTATATTTTGGGGTGCAGACCTCGTTAAAAATGCGTAATAAATAAAAGGAGATAGATATGAAAAGAAGTTTTT